GTTTTTGTGCTTCCACAAAGTCATTATCAGACAATTGTTGCCAATTCACGTTTGCATATTGGTTTAATTGTTGGTCTAATGATGTGATTTTTGCTACATCTTCAATTAAGACATTGTTAAGTTGCATCTGTTCTTGAAAGGCTTGCTCCTGCATTTGTATTTGCTGGGCATATGCTTCTAGCTCTTTACGTTGTTCTGCTACTTGTTGTGTCTTTTGCGTGTAGTCTAAGCCTTGTTGAGCTAATGCTACTACTTCGTCTAGTGGCTTTTCAACATCTTCACCATTGACTTTAAGTTTAAGGATAGCAGGAACTTCATCTTGCGACTGTTCTTCTTCCTCAACTTCATCATCTGGCTCATCTGTTGCTTCTTCTGACTCTACTTCTTCAGTAGCTTCAGCTTCAGCCTCTAGTGGTGTTTGTTCTTCTTCGTCTTGAAGTTCAGGTGGTTTAACATCTGACTCAATACTATCACCAAGCATAGTCTCTAACCGACTTTGTGGTGACTGTTCTGCGACTTGGTCACTCATAGTTTATTTCCTTGAAATTAGACAATAAAAAAACCTACCGAAGTAGGCTTTAAGTGGGCTTGTCCTTACCCAAATATCTTAAACTTAGGTCTGTCCGTTTGGATAGCTGCGAGCTTACCTGTGGTCATCACGTCAGTAAGTTGCTTGTTTATTTGGTTTAATAACTGTAGTGCTATTACTAATCTGTTGTGTGTCTTCTCATCACCTAGTGGACTGTTAGCCATACTAGCAATAAGACTTTCACGAACCTTATCCATAGCTTCTTTGTAGATAGGGTTATCTAATATCTGTGTTGCTTGTTCACCACGTTTAACTTCTTCTAGTGACTTATCCGCCATATATCATTCCTGATTGTGCTTTGATTTGTGCGATAGCTAAATCTGTCTCTGCTCTTAGTTGTGCTTTAAAGCGTTCTAGTTCTGCTTGAGATGCTATCTTCTCACGTTCAATTATAACATCATTCTGTGAACGTACTTGTTCTTGTTGTAATTGTGCTTGAGCTTTTTGTTGTTCAATCTGTAACTGACCTTGCACCATAATCTCTGCTTCAGAAGGCTTGTCTTGTTGACCTTCTTGCTCAGGTGTATTAGCTGGATTAACCCAGAACTCTTCAGGGTTCTTAAAGCCTGCATTCTGTGTAAGTTTAGCTAATGCGTTGTATATCTTTTCAGGGTTAGTTAAGCCAACAGCAATAGCTTCTTTTTGCATTTGTAAGATAGATGTTAAGTGAACCAATTGTTGGTCTTTATTACCTGCACCTAAGCCTACAGAAATAGATAAGTCTTTACGAGCTTTCCATTCTCTAGGGTCTACTTCTACCCATTTGTTACGTAGACGAATAATGTCTGGTTTAGTAAGTGTTGTTCTCACTAAGTGATGTACAAGTTTAAATAGTTCTTTTACACCTGTCTCAGCAAATGTTCTAGCTACTAACTCAATACGTTGTTGAGACGCATTCATAATCTGTGCTACACCGGTAGCTGTCTTATTAAGACTGTTAGAGTCTAAGCCTTGGTTGTAAGCTGTGATACCTGTTCTCTTTTCTTTCATAGAGTCCATGTATTCAACCATACCGAATGATGATGCTGGTAATGGTGGATGTGATAAAGGCATAATGCCTGAACCTGGGTCACCTTCTACACGAACAATACCACCTGGTCTTGACGTTAGCATATCATCTAGGTTTACTCTGTCAGATATTGCATAACGACCATTGTTAGCTAGATACATATTATCTAACTGACCACGAATAAGGGTAGACTTAATTAACTGAATGTCCATAGTCAAGTCAGCATAAGAACGACCAATATGTCTATGTGGCATAATCATAGGTGTGATACATGCGAAAGGAACGTACTCACATTTCTCTTTGTATAGGATTGTGTTACCTAATACAACTACTCTATATCTTTCACCATCTAACTTAATGTATGTGTCTTTAACTAAACCTTCTTCTGGAGCAATAGCTCTATCGTATTCTTCATCATAAATATCACGTGCATTAGACTCTTCTTCAAAAGTGTCTCTAATATCTGACATGATAGACTTGATGTATTCTAATGGCTTGTCAAACGCTTCAGCAATACTAGCTAACTGCATGACTTCTCTATGCTGAACAAAAGTAGCGTCTTGTAGATTAGGACCTGATACCTCTACAGATACCATAATGTTTTCAGGTGCTACGTTGTCAATGTAGATTTCAGTCTTGCTTTCTGTAACCTTGAGCTTAACGTCATGTAACATAGGTTGCATGATAGTAGCTGGGTCAACACCATTCATCATGGCTTGTTGATATAACGCATCCATGTTAATAGATGGGTCAGGGTAACCAGTATGCTCTAATACTTCTGTCTTTTCATCTGAAGCCAACATTTGTAGTTGGGCATCTGTAAGACCTTTGTACTCGTATTCTTCTACTTCTTCCTCTTCTTCAGAGTAAACCTTTACATATCCGTTCTTAGATAGTAATGCGTCTTTAAACCATACGTAGAATACTTTAAACCCTTCGTTCTTTTCCATAACGACATGGTTTACATAATCTGTTTCTTGGTCTGCTGCTTCTTGGTCTTCAGGACCTTTAGGGTCAAACTGAACAACCTTGTCACCAGCTACGAATACTTTAAGTAATTGTGGTAATGCTGACTCAATCGTGTCTTGTACATCATAAGATACAACTTGTGAACGACCTTCTTCTTCGTTACCGAATGGTTGTCCTAGATAATAGTCAATCGCTGTTGCTCTATCATCCGACAATGCACTATCATTTACACCATAGGCAATATTTTCTTGTTGCTCTATCTGTGCAATGATTTCCATATCTTGTATCTTCATTAAACAATCCCTCTATTTGTATATTGTATCTTCTCTTTAGACCATGACTCGTTCTTCATAGCTTCTATAGAGGTACATAAGTATCTGAATGCGTCTGCTCCATGAGAGAACTCATCATGCAATGGTGCACCAGGTTCGTTGGTTGCAGAGTTTATACTTCTGCGATAATTCTTTAAACATTCAACAAGTCTTTGTGCTGACTTATCAAAGTATATACGGTGGAAGTTCATACGTGCTAACTTAATACCAGACTCTATGTCTGCTTTAGGCACGATACGTATATCCCATCCTAACTTCTTCATAATATCTTCTGCTGATATACCATGCTTAAAGTCTTTAGACTGTCCGTCATGTGGTAAGAACATTGTACCCCAGTTATAGGATAAGTTCTTTAGTTGTGCAGAATAACTATCTAGTGTTCTGTGGTCATCTTCTATATAACCAATGATGCGTAAATCTGATATACCTTTTTGGCATAGGATAACTGACATGCTGTCGTTCCATCCTAAATCCATTACTACATGAACCTTCATCATAGGGTCATAAGGTACTGTGGTGATACGGTTACCTTCTTGTGCTTCACGTATCTCGTTAGAGTATATAGCACCATCTACAGCAGCCTTACAATCACCTTCCCATATGTTTGCATAGTCGGGGTTAGTCTTTAAACTGTGTAAGCGTTCCGTCTCCAAGACAGCAGGGAACCAAGGATTATCTGTGTAATTAACCTTCACAACCTTAGCATTCTCTGGTGGATTAACCACGAACCTAGTATATGTATCGTCTGTATCTATGTTGGGGTTAAATGATACCCATATCTCTGAATTAGGTTTACGTATAGTAGGAATAAGAATATCCCATGACTTCTTACTAACTGTCTGAGCTTCTTCTACCCAGACGATATCACATCCTTCAAAAGACTTAATACTTTCCACAGTATTAGTAGCCAATCCAGTAAAACTAAATGTACTACCGTTAAGACCTCTAATCTCTGACTCAAGAACTTCGTAGAAAGCTCCTAAACCTAAAGATTGTATTTGGTCATTAAGTAATGTATGTACTGATTGCTTGATAGACTTTTGTATTTCACGTGCACATAAGACACGTGTTGGCTCATTAGCTGCTTTTATAAGCAATGCCCTTGCCATAGACCATGACTTACCACTTCCACGACCACCGTATGCTACTTTGTATCTATGTGGACTGAAAAGAAACTGTAATTGCTCAGGGAACTCAGCTATCGTTTGGTTTGACAAAGCTAATTCCTACACCAATGGGTATATCTCCACCATCTACGCCACTTATTTCTGTAGATGATAGGTCAGGTAATGACTTACGTAATAGTATCTCTATTGCTTTCATGCGTGTAGGTGTAATCTCTATTTCATCTGTGCCAAGTGCATGATTTTGCAAGACATTTACTAGCTGACTTGTCTGTATTTTTGTTCTTACTTCGTCTTGATGACGCTTTCTTAATCGTTCTGCCATAATATTGCAACTCCTTATAGGTTGGTTGCCCTCTATTGTCTGTTATCTTGTAATAACCCTGTGCCTAATGGTACGCCAACACCTACTCCAAACATTTGGTTACCAAATTTGTTAAATAAACTTGCTCTTTCTTCTGGTGTAGCATATTCGTATATATCTTTAATGCCAGAGCTTTCTAAAATACCTTTAGCTTGTGGGCTTAAATCTTTAGGTACAATTGCACCTTTAAATTCACCAATGCCTACTGCTCTTTGTGGTTTAATCTCAAAGTATCCTGTTGGCATAGATTTAAGACTGTTTAAATATGCTGAAATATCTGCTTTTAAATTCTTTGGTGCATCTTTATAATAGTCATCTAATATGCTATAGCTTCTTGTTTCTGCTATGTCTAGTATAGCATTGTCAGCATCAAATTGTGGGTTTACTTCTTTTAATCTTTTAGTTAAATCAAAATAAGCGTCATTAAACTTTTCTTTAATTGGAGTAAAGTCGCTTTCGCTTAGTATCTTATCTCTACTTCCTTTAATCTCTGTTAGGTTTTTAAACTTAGGTGTTACTAATGCTCTTACATTACCTACACCATAATTCCAGCCTTCTGTACTAGCTCCACCTTTCATTTCTTTAACAACATTTTCTAATGTTACTGGAGCATATCTTCTATTGCCTGATGGTGTATATCCCTTAAATATTCTTTCTTGAACATTTACACCTGCTTCTGGCAATTTACTTTCAAAGTTCATTAACCAGTTTTCGTATTCTTTTCTATTGGCACTTCTTAATTCATTTAACGTTGCATCAAATTTATAATTGTTTTCAATATTAGTTGGCAGGATGCCTTTTTCATCTAAAAATTTTGCAACATATAAATTATTATATTCTCTGTCTTTGTATTCATCAACAAGTCTACTAAAGTCTCTTTCAGCATTAGGAACTTTATTTAGTGTATCACCCAACACGCCTTTTAAATTTTGTTGGCTTTTATAATCAATATTATAATCAATGCTTGGTGAACGTTTTGTGTAAGCATCTGACCTAAATACTGGATTTTTAGCAGATGGTATAGCCATTTCTTTAGAGCCAATTAAAGATATATCTCCAAAACCAGATAATGGTTCTGATACTTTACTAATAGCTAATGATGGTACAGGCATACCGCCTAGTTTGTTTGCTGCAACAAGTTTTTCTGGCGTAAGGTTGTGTTGAACAATAAGTTCTTCACCTGCTCTAACGCTTGGAACATATTGTGACAATATTCCTTTAGTTACATCACCAACTGGCTTTACAGAGCCAACTAAACCTAAAGCAAGGTCAGTCATATCTTGAGTGGTATTAACAGGTTTAGGTGTATTTAAATTTTTCCATAAACCTTGTGGGTCACCACGCATTAAATATGATAATGGTGCATTGCCTTGTTGAATATAGTTGTTAAGTAAGCGGCTTAGTGGCGATAGGGTAGCTTGGTCTTGCTGGCTTGCCCATGTATTTAATAATGCCATTATAACTCGCTTTCTTTTCCGTTGCCTTTAAGTGGGTATATCATTCGTTTATAGCAGTCCCACCATTCTTGACTATAGTCTGTATTCTGATAGTCTTTAAAGCATGGTGTACCCAAAGTGTGATGCACTAACTTAGCATCTGGGTTGTATTTGTATTCCGTCTCTAGCCAGTTCCATGTTTCGTCTAGCTTGCCTACTTGTTCTTCAGGATACTTTAGCCATTGAAATCTGTGTAGGTATTTGCCATCTTTTTCCATGACAAATCTAGGTGTTAATTGTTTGTTTAAGTGATGCCCACAATTCCAAAGCATTACTGAAGACCAATTTTTCTTTGGGTAATCTTCGTTCTTTGCACCTAAGTATTTAATAGGGTGCTTTGTTTGGTAATGATGCTTGACTACTTTAACAGCTTCGTCTTGCTGAAATTCCCATAGCAACTCTGCAATGTCTGACCTTACAATCATGTCACCATCAACCCACAAAGCCATTCCTTTAAAATCACAAAGATAAGGCACTAAAAAACGTGAGTAAATAAAAGCATTGCTTCCATCTTTATGAGTTTCTGTATATTCGGATAATGTATTTAAAGCCATTGGAGTAAAACTAACTGGTATTGATGAATGCTCAATTACGCTTTGGCAGAATACTGCATAAGCTACCGGTTCTATTTTTAAATCCATTCCTACAAATATTTTAAGCATTGCTTATTATACTACCACTTTACTTTGTTTGCCCAGTAAGCGGCACTCATTTTTCCTTTGGCAATGTTTTTAGCGTGTCTTGCTTTAAAAGACTTTGCTCTGTCTGTATTTGTTTTGTCACCACTTACACCTTTTTGTCCAAAGCGTATAAGTTTCTCTGTGTCACCATCTTTAGCCAATACTGCATGTGACTTAGTAGGGTGACTAGGTGTTCTTTTAGGCTTGTTATACCCTGAGAATGTTTCCTTACCCTTTTTAATCATTTCTTTTTAGCTGTCTTTGCTGATTGTTTAAATGCCATAGCACTTGGCGCACCTTTAGAACCTACCTTGCGCATTTTCTCGCCACTACCTGCAGCAATGCGTTTGCGTTTAGCATGAATGTTAGCGTATAGACCTGGCTTATTTGCCACGTTTAGCTGCCTTTTTCATAGGCTTAGCTGTCATAGCTTTACCTGTTTTCTTTGCGTATGATTTAGCTTCCTTTTTGCCTTTTTCTGTGTAAGCAAACTTCATTTTTCCGACCATTGGCATAATTATTTACCTTTCTTTTTAGCCATGCCAGCTTCTGATAAAGCAATAGCAATAGCTTGTTTAGGAGATTTTACTACTTTACCACCCTTACCTGAATGTAATGAACCTGTT